TAAATCCCCCTTTCTGTAATTTAATTATACGATAGCATAAAAAGTAAACTTAATCAACAAAAAGATTAAAAATATGTTGACAAGGTAAATCTAGTACACTATAATGTAAATGTAATCAACGTATGATAAAAGACGAAAGGACGGTAGAGAAGTGAGTGAAGAACAGTTTAAAATTTGGAAACAAGTAGAAGCAAAAGGCTTAGAAAAACTTGAAAAAGTAGAAAAAGCATTAACATCAACGGAAAAGGAAGGCTTTGAAGAAGCACATAAAGATTATTGCGATTTTATAGAAAAGCTGGCAGAAACTACAGGACTGACAACCGGGGAACTGGATAGACATTTTACTACACTCTTAGCAGAGAAAGGAGAAAAGAAGAAAAGAAATAGAAAATACGGCGCGATTTGTGCGAGAGCTAAAGCAATGGGAATTATGCAAGGCGACGCAATAGGCGCGATTATGGATATAGATAGCGCAGACCAAAGATTTAATTTAAGACTGGACGAGTTCCTGGAAGCCGACGATTTCAATTTTGCACATGACTTTATAGGGATACAGGAAAATATCGTAAGAGGAAGATTCCCGGCGACAGACTTCGGGTACTTTGTACCGAGATTTGCGGGAAGAAGTGAGTAAAACACCGGGGCGGCAGCAGTCGCCCAGCAAGTGCCGTTAGCTCAGTTGGTCAGAGCACCCGGCTCATAACCGGGCGGGCGTGGGTTCGAGTCCCACACGGCGCATTAGTAGCAAGGACGGCAACCTTGCAGCAGTGATAGCAAGCAGATAGCTTAAGCTGCATACTGTGAAAAAAATAGCAGCGGGTACACCAGCTAAAGAGCGTACAGACGTATAACAAGTTTTTCTACAGCTTTTTTAATGGGAAAAAGCGACTACACAGTAAATAAAGCCGGAACGGAGAAGTGCAAAAATGAAAAAGAATCATTCACGCGCGCCACCTGGTAGGGGAAAATACCTAAACCCGTAATGCAGCCTACCACGGTAGCCAGTCCCAAGCCTGGAAGAAATGCAGAGGGCGGAAAATACATAGAAAGGCGGGATAGATTGAGGGAAAACAACATAAAACCAGCGGAAGCAGCGGAGATATTGGGCGTTTCGCCGCAATTTATCCGGGTTGCTATGCAAATGGGGCAACTTCCTATAGGAATAGCCATAAAGCTTCCTGGTTCAAGTGAGTACACATATCAGATCAGTGACAACTTATTACAGCAGCGGACTTCTAAGAACGTAGCGGAAGAGATTAAAAGAATCAGAAGCACGAACCAAAGATAAAAGACTGTGGCAGCAGTCGTAAAGCCCTTGTTTATAGGTAAAATCGCGAAAAGTAACAAAGAAAAGGAGAACGAAGCAGTGAAAAAATGGGTTGTTGAGATTGAGAAGGAAAGCGGGAGAGTAGAAACCAGGTTAGTACCAGCAAGAAACAAATGCACAGCAATAAGCAACTGCAAGAACGAAGGAGACACAGTATTATCATGCGTTCCATATACCGGGCAGAACGTGAAAGTAAGCGGGCAGCGTGACGAAGAAGAGGAACGCGGCTACGGTGGCTACACTTTCGGTTACGGCTTCGGATACGGAGCAAGAAGAAAGGGGCGAAAATATGGCAGCGGCAGTTATGAGCATTGATAAACAGAAGGCAAGAGCAGACGAAGCGCTGGAACTTGTAGGACAGCTTGATACTTCGATGCAGAAAGCCGTCTATATTGCTACTAAAATGTTCCTTGCGGCGAAGGAAACGCCGGAAGAGAAAGGAAAACCGAAGAAATGACGCTTAAAAGAGTTGGAAGCTTGAAAAACAAGAAACATAAGCACTGTTTACAGTGCGGGCGTGTGTTGGTGGGGCTTAAGGACAACACTGAACACGAATGTAGCTTTTGCGGGCAGAAACATTTTGTAGATATCTACGGTACTACCCTGGTACTTACAGCAGTAGAACGCCCGGACTTAAGACACCGAACAGAACCAAAGAACCTGGACGACCCGGAAGTAGTACAGAAGAAGAAAAACCA